CAACAGTGCCGGAGCTGCTCCTCTTGGAAGAACATATTTTCTCGGATGCTGCATGTCACAGTCAGCAGGATCTACAGTGTTCACTGCTGCTGGAGTTGTTGATGACGGGACTAATGTTGCCCACCCCATTCTTCGAGGGGTGCTCTTAGCACCCTCGGGAGTCGTTCTTAAGCTATCCGGAAACTTTCAGGCAGATAACACTCCTACCGACACCACAGTAGGCAATGCCGACACCGCTGTCGGAGCGATAACGGGAACGGTTGACATAAGCAGCGCGAAGCAACAATTTGTGATGCTCATGGTGGGTCACCTCGATAATCCTGAGGAAAACGCTCCAAATGTGCTCTCTGCATCCTTTGATCTAGAGGCGCCAAACTACATTTCCAGGGTTTTTAATACCGATCCGAATCAAATTGAGAAAAAGGGACACTATCTCTACTCTCACTATGACATTCACCCTTCTCTTGCAGTGGTCACCGGCACCGGTATCACATCTTACTCCCCTATTCCGGGACATGTCCAAACCCAACAGGATATCGCCATCTTGACCACTGGCACCCTACCTAGAAATACGGCAAATTCCAGCGGATCACCAGATTATGAGGGATTTCTAGATAGATTTAGAACACCGCTATCACCTTATGTGATCTCCCAGGAATTTGGTGGATCACCTTACGATATCTTTAAAGTTCATGCCCTTTCTGATGGAGCATATGATACAACAAGAATCAAGATATCGATTGAAAATTTAAATAAATCAAACTCTGACGTGAATAAGTTTGGAACATTCGATTTGGTCGTAAGATCGTTTTCGGATACAGATGATGTTCCGATTGTGCTAGAGGAGTTTAGAGGTCTTAGCTTAGATGCAAACGCTGATAGATTTTTCGCCAGGGTAGTTGGTGATCAGCGAGCTTACTTTGACTTTGACAAGGCCCCCGATTCCCAGCGCCTTGTGGTTGAAGGAGACTACCCAAATCTATCGCAATATGTTCGAGTCCAACAGTCTACAGCACTAAAAGCTAGTAATGTCCCCGATGAGGCGTTGCCGGTAGGATTTCGCGGACCCTATCACTTAGTGACATCGGGAACTCGGACCCTAGCAAACATAAAATCAGGCACACTCGGTGGCGTCACTCCAAATTATCTACAATCGGGATGGTCTGGAACTGGAAGTTACGGTCTCGCCAATAGGATGACAGAGCTCCCAATCCCCTTCCGAGAGAATCTTGCGATAGGGCTGGCCCCTAAGAAAATTGTAAAACCGACACTTTACTGGGGATGCCAGTTTATGAGAAAGGTAAGCCTAACTGAGAAAAACAAAGTAGGTCTTCCTGATCCAACCTTCAATAGCTATGCCAAGTATTTCCCAAAAATGCAGGTCACCAATACAAATTTCTCAGTCGGTGACAATGTGGGAACAGCAGATAGCAACGGAATAGTTTTTGATTCAGATAAATTTAATAACAATAAATTTACCCTTGAGAACTTAAAGGTTCGAACTGGATCAGATACGTATGCTGATCCGGATCAGTGGGTAAGTGCCTCTTATGTGAGAAACGGCACGATCTCTACTAGTGCTGGCAACAAAACTCGACGCTGGAAAGTAGATGATCTCAAAAATGTTGGAAATAAGAGATTTACTAAGTTTACTTTTTTCCTTCAAGGGGGATTTGACGGAGTTAATATCTTTGATAAGGATAAGGCAAACCTAAGTGATAATGCTGCTAAACGAGAAATGGATGATTCCTCAAATCAGGGAGGAAACCAAGGCCCCACTGTGGCTGCTTATCGAAAGGCAATTGACATAATGGGTAACACGTCAGATGTTGACATCAAGCTTCTGGCGATCCCAGGTCTGAGGGAGACCTCTGTGACCAACTATGCGATCTCAGCTGTTGAAAGTAGATTTGACGCGATGTACATCATGGACATCGAAGAGAGAGACGTTTCAAATAATGTAGTAACTTCCTCTGTTCAGCAAAATATTGACGTGGGATATACGGTGACAGACTTTAAGAATCGGGGTCTGGACACCTCTTTTGCCGCGGCTTATTTTCCTGATGTGATACTTCAGGATCCCACCAGGCTAACAAATGTAAGGTGCCCACCCTCAGTTGCAGTTCTTGGTGCTTTTTCCTTGAATGACACCCTAGGTCATCCGTGGTTCGCTCCGGCAGGTTTCTCCCGTGGTGCCCTTAAGGGTTCACTTTACACCGCAGTAGATCTTAATAGATCTAATCTTGATGGTCTCTATGATGCAGACATCAACCCCATAACTGATTTCCCGGGAACGGGGCTAGTCGTCTGGGGACAAAAGACGTTACAGCAAGCTGCCTCTGCACTAGACAGGGTTAATGTTAGACGCCTCCTAATTGAGATTAGAAGATCAGTTAGGGCCGTTGCTAATACGATACTGTTTGAACCTAATCGAGAGGAGACTCTTGCCAAGTTTTCTAGTCTGGTTAATCCCATACTGCAGAGCATCCAGGAGAGAAGCGGAGTAGATCGATACAAGGTGGTGATTGACACCACCACCACGACTCAGGCTGACGTTGAGAACAATACGATTAGAGGAAAGATATATCTGCAACCCACTCGGACTGCTGAGTTTATTGCTCTAGATTTTGTTGTTACCAATGCCGGCGCTGAGATTTAATTTAAGTGAAAAGTTAAGCTAGAGAATAAGTAGAAATAACATCAGGAGAATTTAACAATGGCCGAAACACTTGCAGTCACCGACATGCTTCCTAATAAGTTTGAGCCTAAAAGGAAATATCGGTGGATATTTCAAATTGAGGGCATCGATGCTTTTTTAATGAAGACCACACAGCGTCCTACCTTTAACTTTGAGGAGATCAGGCTTGACTACGTAAATGCCGTGAGATATCTCAACGGTAAGATGACCTGGAGCGAACTTCGTGTCTCTCTCTATGACCCTATTGCCCCTTCGGGCGCGCAAGAGGTGATGGAGTGGATAAGAACCCACTATGAGTCTGTATCTGGACGTGCAGGTTACGCAGACTTCTACAAGCGAGATTGTCAGATTAAGCTGCTTGATCCCGTTGGAACTGTTGTCGAGCTCTGGGACCTGAAGGGAGCTATGATTAGATCAGCTAACTTCCAGGATCTTGACTATACTGATAACAACACTCCAATGTCAGTAGATCTTACGCTTAGAATTGATAATTGCGTATTACAATATTAAAATTATATTCAATCTAGATATAAGATAGTTCCTGATGTTACCTCTCCCCCATTTTTTATGGGGGAGAACTATTTTACAATGCTAGTTATTGAATATAGACTTAGAAAATAAGCGTAGGAGTGATGCTTTGGCTGGCGAAGATCGTATTAAGCGAAATGAAATTTTCGGAGCAGATGATCTAAATAAGAATCCGGTTCCAAAATCTAATGTGATGAAAGATGATTTTGGGTGGGAAGTTCCCGTGGAGACAGTACCCCTGCCTTCGAATGGTGTGGTGTATCCTTCTGACAGTCCCTTACACGGTCTTGAAATGCTTGACATCAAGGCGATGACCGCGAGAGAGGAGGACATCCTCACCTCCCGGGCTCTAATCAAGAAGGGAACTGTGATTACCCACCTGCTAGATTCTTGTATTACCACTCCAAATGTCACGTCATCCGATCTCATTGTGGGAGATAGGAATGCGATAATGATAGCGATTCGGATCACAGGATACGGTTCAGATTATGGAGCTGATGTTACGTGTCCAGAATGTGCCACCCGACAAAGCAAGCGGTTTGATCTTGCCGAGCTACCCATCAAGCGACTTAATATTAAACCGGTGGCCAAAGGCCAAAATGAGTTTGCCTTTATATTGCCCGTAACCCAGAAGAAGGTTACCTTCAAGTTTCTGACCGGTGCTGATGAGGAACAGATCTCAACCGAAAGCGGACGCCGCCGCAAACTGATGCCAGAGATACAGACTGACAATCTCGTGACAAATCGGTTAGAGAAGACGATAGTTTCAGTCGAAGGAGTCACCGACAAGGTGAAGCTTAATTCATTTGTGAGACAAATGCCTGCCCTAGATTCTCGAAGGCTTCGTACCTACATGGACGATGCTGAGCCGGGAATGGACATGCGTGTGACGTTGGAGTGTGACTCCTGCGGTGATAGCTCACAGGTGTCGCTTCCCATCGGTGCGGGGTTTTTTTGGCCTCGGGACTGAGCATAGAGAAGTATTTTTAGAGCATTCCTTTCTACTCCAGTATTACCTGGGGATGTCCTACACCGAGACCTACAACCTTCCCATTCGGTATCGAACCTGGTTCATTGATCGGATGGTAAATGAGATTAAGAAGTCTCACGTGTCTAAGGGCGCGCAGGGCAACGACCCGGGCTCAAGAGAGATGCGGGGAATGATGAGAAACCAGGTTCCCGCTAAGCTTAGAAGATTTTCCTGATATCTAGCCGGGAGAATACTTATCCTTAGGATAGGCAATGGCAGTACTCACACCTGAAGAACTCCGCAATGAAGAGAGGCATAATGAGCTCTTAAGAGAGAGGCTCGAGCTTGAGCGAGAGCTGGGAGATGTCAGCGGACAACAGGGTTCTGCCTCACGACAGGCCAGCGAGGCAGCTGTTGAGGGTGCTGAAAGGTCCTCGGGTGCTGCCAGAGATCTGGTCGGTGGGTACACAGGGATGCTGGAGGGCCTGACTACCTCTACTGACACAGCCTTTGGGGGAATATTATTAACTGCTGGTGAGGCTGCCAAAGGTCTTCGAGGAGTATTCGAGGAGGCAACTGCTGGAGCTGGCGCGTATTACGACTTCTTCTCTAAACTTGGTGAGGATCTTCGACGGGAGTATTTTGAGGTCCAGGAGATCTTCGGCGGCGCCTTCGGGGAGATTGAGGAGGGCGCCGAAAAGGCCAACAAGCAGTCTGCTGAGGCCGTCCGAGGAATAACAGAGGTATACGAGAGCTTCTATACGGGAATCGAAGGCACCACAGTAAGCCTCTTTGAGCTCTACGGTAGCGCGGAGGAGGTGGCACAGATCCTCCAGGATACCGCGTCAGAGTCCACTCGGGCGGTGGCCTTCCTCAGAGAGGACAGTGCTGGGATGACACAGGATATGGCGCTCGCCATGAAGGGCCTTGGGCTAACCCAGCAGGAGGCGTCAGTTTACATCGATCGTGCTCTCGCTACCACCGGTCGAGCGAACACCGATCTCTTAAAAGAGGTGGCGCTAACAGTCACAGCCACTCAGGACTCCACAGGAGTCTCTAAGAAGATCATCACCGACAATGTCACCGGGATGCTGGAGAATGTGCAGAACTTCGCCAACATGAGCGTTCAGTCCATGTCGGCAGCTGGTGCCCAGCTGGCACAGTATGGGCTAGACTTCTCGGCGTTGAACTCCCTGGTGGGACAGTTCCAGTCTTTTGAGGGCGCCGCAGATTCAGTTGCCAATCTCACCGCGGTGTTTGGGGTGCAGCTGGATACCATGGACATGATGATGGCCGCCAACGAGGGTCAGGAGTATATGCTTGACATGGTCCGTCAAGGATTTGCAGATGCCGGAATTGGAGCTGAAGATCTGACCTCGAACATGGCAGCTGCTCGAACTGCTGCCAGTCAGATGAATCTCACAGTGGACCAGCTTCAGCGCGTGCTCTCGGCAGAGGGTGTGCAGGACATCAATGAGATTCTGGAGGGTACTGCTGATGCCGCTGCGGATGCTGCGGACGCCACCACTGCGGACATGGTCAACGCCCTTGACTCAGACATGGCGAGAGTTCAGCGCACGCTCGGAGCCACCCACGAGGAGATGCTTGACATGCTTCAGGGTCAGGCCACCATGGCTGGGTGGGCGACCCTTCAAAGTGAGGCCGCCAAGACCACTGAGGAGATCGAGCGGATGTCCCAGACTACCGTAGAGATGGCCGGGGCGATACAGACTCCTATCGCCGCTGTGGGGGAGGCCATGGCGTCGGAGCTGGGTGAGAGCTTAGAGGAGGCTCTTCACGGCGCTGAAGAAGGCACCGGAGGTCTCGTCGGTCAGCTCGAGGATATTGCTGCAGATCCGATCTGGCAAGAGCTAGGTAAGATGGGTACCGGCCTGGGCGGAGTTCTCGGTGAGGAGCTGGGTGAGACGGTGACAGGTCCGCTTCTGGAGGCTGCTGAGTTAATGGAGGAGGTCTCTGGCGAGATAGATCTGGCAAGAGGGAAAATGGAGGATTTCCTCGATACAGTCAGAGAGGGCCGAGAGGGTGCCGGTGTGCCGGGAGAGACAGGCTATGTTCCCCCGTGGGAGGCAATGCCTGGTTTCGACATGGAGCAGCTCGGAGAGGAGCTCGGGAACATGCTTGCAAATGCGGGTGAGGAGGGCGGTGCCCGCTTTGGAGCGGAGGTGCTCGGAGGCATCACAGATGCCTTCACAGATACCGAGACTCTTGACGAAGCCATCGATGCTCTCTTCGACCACATCCATGAATCGGCTGTTAAAAACGGCATGGAGGCGCAGTCAGCTAGTCCGTTCGGCCTGAGCATTGTGGAAGGCATCGTCACTGCTCTACAGGAGAGTAATGAGGAGATTGCCCAGGCGCTGGTTGACGCCGACCCAATCATGGCCGCCTTTGATGAGGTGGAGGCCCTAATGACCCAGCGCCAGGACTCCATCGTTGCTGACATGGCCAAGCTTAGTGTCCCCGTAATTCCAGCACCCAGGCTGGAGGCACAGGACGTCGACCTGACAGTACAGATTGATAACCTAAATCAGGCCACCGATGCCTTCGTCGCCGCTGCTACTGACAGGCCACCTCTCAATCTCAACGTGAAGTTTGAGCTTACCCGACAAGGAACAGGTGAGCTGATCGCCATGCTTGAGGACGGTGATGTGTACGGCAAGGCAGTCACCACCGCGGGTGGAACAGGAGTTTAGAGGAGAAAAGATGAGCAAGGATGGAAAGCTAAGGATAACAGATCGGATTTACCTGCATCCCACCTTTAGGGAGCTCTACGACCGTCTCAGCGAGAAGCAACGTCAAGCTGTCGATCTTCACGTGCAGCAGATGGGAGGTCATCTCCAGAGCACGCGAGATAAGCTACGTGCGTCCTTGCAGGAAAAAGATAAGGTTCAGAATTTTGTCAAGTCCCTAGACGAGGCGATGTTTTTAAGCGCTAAAAAGAAGGGAGACAGCTAATGGCTAGAGAGACTCTTAAAGCCTATCTATCCTCTTTAGGTGCTGCTGGAAACTCCATCACCTACACCGTCGACGACGATAGCGGAGACGGGTCCTTGGGTGTCGGTGATGATCTGGGAGTAGATCCGGGAACCCAAAAAGAGCTCCTTGGACTCCGAGAACCGATTCAGGGAAAGGACGGGACCGACGGCCGTAGTCCCGACGACACTGGACTAATTGGCGACTACCTCAGATATATTCTTGATCACTACACTGAGGCTGCAAATTATTTTAAGCTAGAGGCAGGAAACAGAGAGGCCGCTAGCATAAATCGAGGTAGCTCAATTAGTCCAGCTGAAATTCAAGGGGCTGAAAATGTATTTATCCCTGTCGCTGATCCGAGCTCTGAGATGGGAAACATGCTGTCACAATACTCTAATAGCGGAAAGTTTGACGAGACCGATCACACGCTATTAGAGATAATTGATAAAACGCAGGGAGTGCAAGGAAACGAGCTATTACCAGAGATTGAAGGAAGCAACATTAACACCTCGGGGCAGGTTCAGGTTGACACCTCGGCTGATAAGGCGACCGACGCGACTGAGTCTGTCTCTGAGATTCTGACTGCCTATAACCGATTTCAACCTGGCACCACAGGACGTGCTTTCGCTCCGAGGCAGACCTCCTCTAGTGAGCTTGATGAGAGCGATTTCATCTATCCTCAGACTGAGTATGGAGAGTATGAGAGAGGACCCGAGGAAGGAGTTACGTCATCTCCTCTGCTTTCCTCTATTGATCCGACATCTTTGGATAAATTTAAGGAGGTGGCTCACTCTTTGCTGCTCAAGGCGGCTGGGTTTGATACCTCTGCCACACCCGGAGATAGCATAGATCCTGATGAGTATGACTATGGAGGCCAGGAGTATACAGAGACGCAGGAGAAGAGAAAGGTTGAGCTATCTGCTCTTCGAGCTCGAAATGCCTATAACTTTCCCGACCGCGGGGGCATCTCGGTTCGAGCTGGAGCCGGAGATTTTCTCACGCTTGACGAGTCTAACACCACGTCATACGGAACCACTAACACACCTGAGAGCCCGTTTGATCCAATTGATCCCGCTATTCTCGCCGCCCAGGCTGCTGCAGCGCTGGTGGCACTAGGTGAGGTGGCCAGTGACCTGAACGATGACATCCTTAGCTCTCTGGTTGAGGCAGACAGAATTCCGTTAGGGAGGGGTCCGCTTCTAAACGGGGTGTTCTCATCTGAGGTTCCGGCAAACATTCGCCTCTTGAAGTCTGTGATCTTTGTGCCGACCGACTGGCCGTTTGAGGACTGCGTGAACCGGGGTCTACAGATGCTCTTCGGTGACACCTTCACATCGATCTCCAAGGTGAGCACGTCAAACCAGTCTGCCATGGAGGACGCCACCCTGGTGCAGGACTCGCCAGGATATCTGCTTGCCATCTGCCGGAGCATCCTTAGGTCTGCCAACACCATCGAGGACCGCCTGGCTGAGGCCTCTAACACTGACTTTAGCACGGGTAGTCTTCTAGTCCTGATGAAGACCATCCAGGGATCTAAGATAGTTGGATTCTTTAAGATGCTAGCGACCATCGGAAACGCCTCCCTTCAGGCGGGTATGGGACAGAGCTTTGATCAGTCGATGGCTAACGACGGATTCTTTAACGTGGACAACCTTCCAGACAGCCCGTCCACGAGAATGGCCAAGAGTCGCTCGGACACTGGGTTCACCAACATGGCCCTGGCATGGCGAGGAAACGTGCTACCTTCAGCCTATCTGGTTCCCAAGGGGGTGATTAACGCTGCCATGGACATGGGTACCCTCGGAAATGGACCAAATCCGCTTAAGGCTCTCACCACTACCACACTAAATGACAAGGCATACCTAGATGCTAACATGTCCGGCGAGTCGTCACGCATTCCAGGTGACGTTGTGGAGAGGCTTGAGAATCTACTGGACTCAGAGTACTCTCCCTTCTACTTTCATGATCTGCGGACGAATGAGATCGTCGCCTTCCATGCCTTTCTCTCGTCTCTGAGTGACACCTACTCGCCGCGGTGGAACGGGGTGGAGGGATACGGTCGAATGGATAACGTGCAGATCTACAAGCAGACCACCAGATCGATCAGTCTCAGCTTCATAGTGGCTGCCACCTCCCAGGAGGATTTCGATGAGATGTGGTTTAAAGTCAACAAGCTCGTCACCATGGTGTACCCACAGTGGTCTAAGGGAATGCAGGTGCTAACTACAGACGGTGCTATGACATTTACGCAGCCCTTTAGTCAGGTCTTAAAGTCTTCACCCGTGATCCGATTGCGTGTGGGTGATCTGGTGAAGGGAAACTACTCTAAGTTTAATCTAGCGAGACTCTTTGGAGTGGGAACTGGGGCATCAGGTCTAAAAGGCGCTGATGACTCCTCTCTGATATCAGGAACTGCAGTCGGAGATGCTGTAGAGTCGGCATCTTCTTTCATGTCTTCGGTGACCGATTCTATTAACAACACGCTTACAGACCTGTTCTTTCTACTTTACGGCACGCCGCTTGGGTGGGGAATACTTGAAGATACAGGCACCAGTGCAGATAGAGCGCTTCGGGCCGGAGTATCACAATTATTAACAAATGGATTTGCAAACCCTGCACTTACTGCGCTCGTGGGGGGAATGATGCGAGATCCAGATACCGTTATAAATCCTTCGCCTACTTCATCCACCATATCTGGCCTTCTTGACTCGTTCGGGTCGTATTTGGGCAACGAAGTTGCAGAGTCCTTGTATGGGTATCACACCGGTACAACCGTGTTTATTAAGCCTAGCGCGGCTGGATACTACACGTTTATCGAAGGGGGAAGCAAATATCGGGTTAGATTCTCTCGACCAGTTCGAGGCACCGTCTTAGGACAGGAGACAAGGGACGTCGATACAGCTTTTTCTGATCCTTCCGGTTCTGGAGTGCTGGGTATCGGTCAGACAGCACCGTCTAGCGGTCGCACCTCAAAGACTGTTTATTCGATTATGATAACTGATCTAGGGGTTCCAACCTGGGCACTGTTAAACACGCTGGAGGTCACTCACTCTGACCTAATTCTTGATCCCAACTTCCTTTTTAATCTATGCATCCTTCCAATGCTTGACCTGGGAGGAGTAGTTGATGCTCTTGTTGATGCGGTCACCAACGAGGCAGCAGTGGCGGCTGGGATTCCAGCGGACACCATGGACATGACAATGAGTGACACCGCTAACTTTATGTCATCCTATAGCAACCCTGTGGTGAAGGCATTTAACTCCTCGAGAGGTCGCGGCCTCGCCGGTGTCATCACCCGACTTGACTTTCGGTGGGTTGACTCACAAACTGTGTGGGAGACAGACTGGAACTCCCGGGCCCCCAAGATGGCGAAGGTAACCCTAGGCTTCACACCCATTCACGACATCACACCCGGAATTGATCACGAGGGCTTCAACCGAGCACCTATCTATAATGTGGGTCGGGCGATGGAATACATCTCGGGAGATCCCTATGACGATCACGGCCTCGCATCTAAGTATGGATTTAGAAACGACGGAAGGTCGACGTGGCGAAGTAAACGAAACAATGAGGAGGACTAAACGATGGCATTTAGTAGGTATAGCGGGGTTCCAAAGATTCTCAATAGGACCCAGTATGGCACAAGTAGGCTAACCTCTAAGATATTCTTAGGATGTGAGAGCGGAAGAATTAAGTTTAGGGCTCACACCTTGCAAGGCGGTGAGCGCCTCGACACTCTCGCCGGCCAGATATATGGGGACTCCTCCTACTGGTGGGTCCTTGCTGCTGCGTCCGGAATCGGATGGTGCCTTCAGGTGCCCGCGGGAACCCTCATAAGGATCCCCACAGACCTTGGTCAGATAGGAAAGATATCATAAGATGGGGAAGAACGTTACCAAGATTCTTGAGGAGTCAGATGTTCTCAAGTATTTTAACATCAAGAGCCAGTTTGATCTGCTGAGGGCAGTTGTGATTGACGAGTCTGGGAGCTCTCTCCTCGATTCTGCCACAGCCGCTGCCGATGCTGCCACCGATGCACTGGCAGGAGATGCATCACCCAGCAATGGAATCATATCTGCGGCGGCTAACACTTCCCTTGCCGACGCGCTGCTTAACGTCACAGAGGGGGCTTGGACGACCGCAACTCTCATCACCTCAGGTGAGGAGCTAGAGATAGATGTTCCTGACCTTGAGAAGCTGTTTAGGATATACTTTGAGCATGACTCCTTCACCGCTAGCTCACCGGCATATTTTGCCTCTACCCGAGACGGCGACCCCGTCTCAATCAAGCAGATGATCATGATCGGAGATCAGTCCTCGGACCCCTCGGGGATAAATTCGAACCCGTCGGCGCCTAGCAAGTCCTCTAGCCCAAACCTCTCCCTCATCATGTTACAGTCTCCTAAGCTCTCTCCGGCTGCCCGGGACGCCGGTGCAGTGGAGTTCTTCATGAACACCATCCCCCCTCTTGAGTTTAGCAGGTGTGTCCCTTACATCGACCTACAGCTTCGAATCAAGAGACCGGTAATGGCGGAGGGAAAGATACGAAACATCAGCATGATGAGATTTTTGGGTGCCTTCGACGCTGTTGACGACGGCCTGGCCGGAGAGATCGTCCAAGCACGCCCGGTATGGGGCCAGGATAACGTCGCCGGCGCCTCCGAGCTAACGTCTGAAGCCGAGGCTGCTTACGACACCAGCACCGGTACCTGGGATGCCTACCTTGCCTCCACTGAAAGTGAGATCGCAACCAAAGCGCAAAGCTACACCGGAATGGAGATCTTCACCTCTCCGCAGACTCTGGTGAATTATGACCGGGATCTTGATTACAGTCAGCTTCATGCTCCCTCTTCTACCGGGATACTTGATGTCACCCGCCCATTTATGACGCTAAGGGGGATCTCTGTCACCCACGTCCCGATGCGGCAGGGGGCGATCAACGTCATCCGGGCTAAGGTGGACATCACCCTCCATGACCGATCTCGTCTGGGCGAGGTGGCCTCTTTCATCGCTCCGGGGGTCTTTAAGGATACCGAGGCACAGCTCGAGTTTGGATGGGCCCATCCTGATGGGGGCCCCGACAGTGATAACGTCTTCGGTATGTTTCTCAACGCCATGAGAAACAAGCAGAAGTACTTTCTAGTGAAGTCAGACTATCAGTTTACGCCAGATGGTCAGGTGACCATCTCTCTAGACCTGGCAAATTGCACCTCAACAATGTTAAAAGGCTATAATGCCTCGTCAGGTTACCTGGTCAATGTGGACACAGTAATCAACACCTACCAG